GCTTCGGGGGTGGCAAAGAAAAAGAGTCTAACGCCAGCTGAGATATTCGATCACCGGCTAGCCGCGCTTCTCGGCATGACGGTGGAAGAAATGCGTAGGAGCCTGACGGCTAGGGCTTATCGAGACTGGCAGTTATTTTGGGAAGCGGAACCATGGGGGCCGGTTCGTGACAATCTACACGCCGCCATCATTGCTAGCGAAATTCGCCGCCCACAGATGGCGAAAGGCAAAACCGGCAGCCTTGATGATTTCATGTTGCAGTCAGCGGACGAGCGGCGAGCCAAGCGGAAAAGCGGCATGCTGTCTTTCCTGCGCGGGATCGCGGTAGCAAAACCACATGGCCGATCTGGCAAAACTAGTCGTCAAGCTGGAAGCGCAGACGGCGCAGTATATGGCGTCGCTGGACAAGGCGAAGAAAAAGCTAGATTGGTTCAAAAAGAGTAGCGACGTTTCTTTAGCCGGCATCGGCCGGGCGTTTGCATCGGTGGCCGTTGGCGCCGCTACCGCGTTCGGCGCCATGGCGAAGCGGTCGATAGACTCTGCTGACCGTCTGCTGGAACTGAAGCAAGCGACGGGGGTTAGCGTTGAATCCCTGTCCCAGCTGCAATACGCGGCCAGCCTGTCCGGCGTCCAAATGGAAACCCTGACGGGCAGCATAGCCAAGCTGTCCCGTAATGCCGTGGTGGCCGCGCAGGATCTTAACGGCAAAGTCAGCAAGGCCTTTCAATCCCTGGGCGTCAACGTGGTCGACTCCAGCGGGAAGATGCAGGACAGTGAAGAAATACTGCTGCAGGTAGCCGACAAGTTCGCGGCCATGGAAGACGGCGCCGCGAAGACCGCCCTAGCCATGCAGCTGTTTGGCCGATCAGGCGCCCAGCTGATTCCGTTCCTGAACGAAGGGCGCGCCGGCCTGGAGAAACTACGGAAGGAAGCGGACGCGCTGGGGCTGACGATTAGCGACAACGCGGCTGTGGCCGCCGATCAGTTCAATGACAACCTGACCCGGTTAAAGGGCGCCGCCAGTGGCATAACCAATCAGCTGGCACAGGAAATGCTGCCAACGCTGAACACGCTGACAGAAAATTTCATCACGTCAGCGCAGGAAGGCGGCACGCTGAATATTGCCGTCACGGCCCTGGCCGGCACGTTCAAAGGCCTGATAACGGTAGGCGTCGCGGCTAATGGCATCTTCCGTTCGTTCGGCATCCTGATATCCCGAACGATTGAAGCCCTAGACCATATCCAAAAGTTCGAATTCAGTGAAGCCCTGGACTCGCTGAAGTCGGGATTTGCGGACGCCAGCGACGCGGCCATAGACGACATGGAAACCATCGCGCGGATTTGGTCAAACACCGCGCCGGAAATCATTGCAACAGGGAACGACATTGACAAGGCGCTTGGCGAAACGCTGCTGTTCAATGACGAGAAAGCCAAGGCTGCCGCAGAGAAAGCCGCCAAATCTGCCCTGGAACAGCTGACGACTTTAGAGACTGGATTGCGCCAGCAGGTTGCAACCTTCGGCATGGCTGAAGGCGCGGTGATTCGGTACAACATCGCGCAAGGCGAACTGGCCGGCACGTTCGCGGCGGCGGGCGCGGCGGCCGATCCCCTGAAGGGCGCGATAATCACGCTGACCGACAACCTAGCCGAACTGACGGCCGAAGCGGAGCGCGCGAAAAAGGCTACGGAAGAATGGCAGTCCGTCGTTGACCTGGGCAAAGAGGTTACGGAGTCGGCCGCGTCGCCCCTGGAGCGTTACAACGCGGAAATGGAGCGGCTTACCCTGCTGAATGAATTGGGCGTCATCGGCTGGGAAACCCTGGCGCGCAAGCAGATAGAGGCTAAGGAATCCATCCTGGGCGTGGTTGACCCCATGGCCCAATATAACCGCGCCTTGGTGGAACTGTCGGAACAGTTGGACGCGAACGCCATCACGCAGGAAGAGGCGAGCAAGCGGGCGAAGGAAGCGCAGGACACGTATTACAAGGCCATCACGCAGAACAATGACTTTCTGCGCAAGGCTTCGGAGAACGTGCAAGACATTATTGCTGACTCTTTGGTTAACGGTTTCGAGGATGGCGCCAAGGGCATGCTTCGAACCTTCGTCAACATGCTGCTTGAAATGCAGGCCCAAGCCCTGGCGGCGAAGATCGCAACCGCGATATTCGGTGACGGGGTCGGCGGCGGGAAGGGGATCCTTGGGGCCATCGTCGGCGCCATCGGCACCAGCAAGGGCGTCCCGGTCAAAGACAGTGGCGGGCGCGGCAAGGCCCGCGAGCCGGTGCTAATCGGCACCGGGGCACAGCCTGAAATGTTCGTGCCCGACGTGGCCGGGACCTTCTACACGCGCCAGCAGCAGGCTTCAGCGATGTTCAGCAGTCGCGACGGTGGCGGGCGTGGTTATCCCGGTTCGCGCTACGTGAGCGGCCCGCGCGCACAGCCAGAAATGTTCATACCCGACAAGCCGTCTTCGTACTTCGCGGCGCCCCAGCAGGCGGCAGCGCCGCAAATAACCCTGTCCCCGCAAATCATCAACGTTCGCGACCCGTCCGAAATTCCCAAGGCCATGCAAGGCCCGGAAGGCGAACAGTCCATAATCAACATCATCAACCGCAACCCCGGCGTCATCCGGAACATTCTGCAAAGGTAGGGTTATGGCCTGGGCTAAAGGCACCGCTGACGATTGGGTTGATTTCCTGCGCAAGCTGCGCGACTACGCGGCCGGGACTATCGACCCGTCAACAGACCCGGACATTACGTCCGGCGTGGTCGTTCCTTCGGGCGATCAGTGGACGATTCTAACGAACGGTTCAGGGCAGCCTAACGTGCCCGGATCGGGCTTCGCCACGGACGGGGAGGTTTACCTGCAGGGGCAGGGATCCGATGTGGATGACGAGATAATCGTAGGCATCCGCACCTATCGCAACGCGCCGGCAAATGTCTTCGGCTTGGAAATGCGCGGGTACACGGCTTTTGACGATACCCTAGAGTTCGACACCATGGCCGGCGTGTCCCCGCCGTGCCGGGCTGCCTTTGATGACGCGCCATTTGATTGCTGGTTTTGGGTGAATTCGCGGCGGATTATGGCTGTGGCGCGCGTCGGCACCACAGATGTTCTGATACACCTGGGCTTCATATCGCAGTTCGGCACGCGAAATCAGTACCCGTATCCGCTGCTGATATCCGGATCCGCCGCAACCGACGCGATCAGTTTTCAGACGAACAACTTTGACCATTGCTGCTTGCCGGACCCGTGCCGACTTGCCACGCATCTGCGATGGGTGGATGGGTCCTGGCAGGAAGTGAAAAACTTTGTCACCAGCGTTAGCCGAATTACCACAGGGAATACCGTATGGCCGAACCGGAATCCGACAACCAGCGCGGAAGGTAGTCAATCGTCCGCTATGGGATCTTCTGAAGATGAGATTTTCGAAGGCTTCCAAACCGGAACCGGGCCTTATCTGAGCAACGTCGGCACGGGACTTTACTCGCTTTTTAACACCATCATCATTCTGAACAACGCGCTAGCTGGGCGCGTCGAAGGCCTTATGTCCGTGTTCGGCTTTGGCCTTGTGAGCGGCGATGAATTGACCGTGGGCAGCGACGACTATGATGTTTTCCAGTGTACATGGCGAACTGAGCCGGTCGCCTTTTTTGCCGTCAAGCGGGAATAATCCATGCCCATAGCAAGGCTAACCAATGTGACCGGTTGGAGCGACTTTCTAACCGAACTGAAGGCTTTTCTAGACGCGACCGGTGATTGGACGTCATCCCTTGGTGCGTCCGGCGATCCCGATGCGGGCGGCAGCGTCATGACCGCGCAGAACGGGGATTGCTTGGCAGGCCTGCGGTCAACCAGCCTTGGGGTTGGCACTGGCCGGCTGTACCTTTTCGACGGCATTCCGCCGCGCGCCGGCCAGCCGCCCGATGCCCTGCCGGGCAATTCAGGCATCAGCATATCCAATTACGATAAAACGGCCGAAGATGGCCGACTCAGTAACCCGCAGTTCTCAGGGCCGTTCCCCACGGTGACGCTCTTCACCGATGACCCCAGCACTTATTGCCATTGCGTGATAGAGGTTGTTTCTGGACGTTTCCGCCATTTGTACTTCGGCAACATGACGAAGTTTGGCAGCTGGACTGGCGGCGCTTATTACGGGCTTACCTACTGGCCGCAGACGGGTTCGCAGATAGATCAGCCAGCCACGGGAACCGGCGTCACGCCTTTCGACGGTAACTTGAGTGGCGAAAAGGGTTGGACGTTTCATTACGAAGACGCTGGCGCGGACTGGCGTGCTGGCGATGACGCCACGGTTGGCGGCGTCCCGCGCAAGCAGGGGCTTGGTTCTGTGCGCGGTGGCTTCGGTAACGCTTTCCGGAACATTCAGGAAACCCCGTGGTCGGGCCTGATTGCGCTGAACCCCGTTACCCTGTGGGCTGTCGAGAATGCCGACGATCCGGAAACGGTGCGCTGCATGGGGCAGATTCCCGACATGGCGGAATTGAACGTGCGGCACTTGGCGCCGGGTGAGTCGTATTTCATCGGCGCTGACGAGTGGGTTGTATTCCCGCTAGTGCGTAAAGCGGACCCCACCGAATCTGCCGACCTGGAAAATACGGGCTATTTCGGAATGGCTTTCCTGGTTCGGCCGTGACGAGTTACGCGGCTTTCGTTTTCCCGGAGCCGATTTTCTATCAGCAGGCTTTGACGTCTAGCCTGGATGACGGCCTAGACCGGTGGGAGGGGTATGGCATCACTGACCTGGGGCTTTCGCCGCTTCAGGCCACGGTCACGCACACCGGCAGCACGACCCGAATAAACAAATCCGCAGCGGCCTACGTCCATCCGGATTGGTCAAGTTTCCTCTTCGGCCATATCCTGATAATCCCCGCGCGCCTGGACCTGGGCAACCTGCTTACCGGGCAGTTCGTCAATGTGGAAGTGGCGAATCTGTTTCTGACGCCGCAGGAATGGACGGAGCTAACAACCACGGTCGCGGGGCTGACCTTCCTTAACAGCCCGTTCGTCGGGTCCGGGTCGGTCATCATTCAACCGTTCGGCAGTTTCCTGCTAGAAGTTTCGATATCTGCGGAAGGCCCGTCAACCGTCTTCGGCGGGATAGAGTTTGGCTTTGACGGACCGCCAGATATCACCGTGCCTGTCACGGGCGTTCGGTCCATCCTTTTCGCCTTCGAACCGCTGACCCCTATTGTTGAATCCCTGGAGTGGGCGACGGACATACTGCAATCGCACGACGGCACCGAACAGCGCATATCCATCCGTGACGCACCACGCCAGCGGTTCACCCTGGAGCTAATCCGCAGCGAAGCGATAGACCGCAAGATACAAAGCATGTTCTTTGACTGGCTGCCGCGCCCGTTCGTGGTGCCCATCTGGTGGGAATATCGACCGCTGACGGCCCCGGCCCTGACCGGTGAAACGGAAATCTTCCTGGACACGGACAACGGGGATTTCCGCGTGGGCGGTTCGGTCATGGTGTACCAGTCGGAAGACGTGTACGAGTCGCTAACCATTGACGCGATAAACTCCGGTTCCCTGGAACTGGTGACAGCTGTTGCCGGCGTCTATCCGACCGGCACCAAGGTTATGCCGATGCGTTCAGCCTACGCAAAGACGGTGCCGCAGTCGGCGCGGATCCCGAACACATACACGCGGCATGCCGTTGAGTTCATGGTCATCGAAAACGAACCGCTTGATTCCGTGGCTGGGTCCACGCTTTACGGCACCAAGGTTCTGCTTGATGACTGCAACCTGTCAGAGTCGGGGGAAAATGATGCGTGGTCCCGTGCCGTGGTTGTTCTGGATAATTCGTCCGGTGTCGTCCTGCAGTCGAGTCATATTGATCGCAGCCAGTACCGAACCAGAAAGCTGTGGGATATTACCAGCCAAGCTGAACTGTGGCGGGTCCGCAAACTGCTTCATGCTTTCGGCGGAAGTCGAGTCAGTTTCTTCCTGCCTAGCTTTCGAGCAGACTTCGAATTGCTTGATATCATCGGCCCTGGATCATCTACATTCCGCGTCACGGAACGGGGCTACACGGCATTTATTCAGTCCCGGCGGGGCATGGGGGACGTCCGCCTTGTGCTGAAGACTGGTGTAGCGATTGTCCGCCGGATCCTGGGCAGCGTAGTGGACGGCGGCACGGTGGAAGTTATCACCGTAGATTCCGCGTTCAGCGTCCTGCCAATAGACCCCGTCGACGTGGAGCGGTTGGAAATTGTCTATCTGGTGCGCATCGCTGACGACGCCGCCGAAATTATCCACGGACGGCGCGGCGACGCGCGCATATCCATTAACGTCTGCAGCGTGAAGGAATAAACGGTGCCTTTCGCGGCCAATGAAGTCAGCGTGGAAAGCGGCCGACCGGTTGAACTGTACATCTTCAGTTTTCAGGGCGGTACATTTCGCTACACCAGCGCGGGCGATATTATCGAATACGATTCGAACAGCTATCTTCCCGTCACGGGCCTGTCACGCTCCGGCATCGAAGACACCGGGGAAATATCCAAATCATCCCTTGATCTAATCGCGCCGGAAGATTTCTACATAGCTTCACTGTTCGAAGTCTACCCACCGTCTGACGTTGTGGAACTGGAAATATTGCGCCTGCATCGCGACGACCTGACCGACGCTAAGACGTTCTGGCTTGGGCGGGTCATCAATGCGGAGTGGCGGGTTGGGTCGGCGTCGCTGGCCTGTGAAAGCCTCTTCACGCAAATGCGCCAGCCGGGCTTGCGGCGGGCGTACTCGCGAAGCTGCCCGCATCTGCTGTACGGGGCGGACTGCCGGGCGTCACAGTTATCTTTTGTGGAAAGCCTGACGGCAGAGGCCATTGACGCCAGCGGCTTTGTGATTACGTCGGGGATCGCCGGCACGTTCCCGGCCGGTTACTTTGCCGGTGGCAAGATTAACCTTGAGATTTCGCCGGGCGTGATAGAGCGGCGGGGGATCCGCACTCACGTCGGGGACCTGCTGACAATGACGCACCCCATATCCGCCATGGTTCCCGGCGACATTTTTAGCGCATGGCCTGGGTGCAATAAGACGCGGGAAGTGTGCGTGGGCCGGTTCAACAATATTTTGAACTACGGGGGTTTCCCGTACATACCCCGAAAAAATCCATTTTCCGGTAGTTCGGTTTACAACGCGGATTAGACCCCATGGAAGCGTTCGTATATTTCCTGATAACGCTTGCGCTTTCTATCGCCCTGGCGCCGAAGCCGAAGGCGCCGAAGGCCGCCGCTATCGAAGACTTCGATATACCCACGGCGGAAGAGGGGCGGCCAATCCCCGTGGTTTTCGGTGACGTGGTAGTTGGCGGTCCCAATGTTCTTTGGTATGGGGACCTAAAGATAAATGCCATCAAAAAGCGCAGCGGATTTTCCAAGGCGACAGTGGGCTATAAATATGAATTGGGTTTTCACGCGGGCATCTGCCACGGTCCTGTAGACGCTGTCACCGCGCTGGTGTGGGATGACAAAATTGCGTGGTCAGGCGAGATAACCGAAACCGATTCCGCCCAAGTTAATGACTCTGAATTTTTCGGCGGTGAGAGTCGCGGCGGCGGCATATCCGGTGATTTTGATTTGCTCTTTGGCGACGATACGCAGGGCTTGAATTCCTATCTTCTGTCGCAGATCCCCAGCGACCTGCCCGCTTACCGTGGCATTCTTTCCCTGGTTTGGAATCGCGGATGGATCGGCAACAGCGAGTATCTAAAACCCGTCGCCTTACGTGTTCGCCGCATATTGGCAGGCTGGCAGTCCGCCGTTTGGTATCCCGAAAAAGCCGAAGTCGGCGGCGGTA